AAGGTAAATTGTCTGTGGTGATGCAGGACTATTCCGTGTATGATGTGCAATCTTCTCGTTCTGCCATTCAAGAAGCCGCAGCCGAATTGCTAAAAGATTCATTGGAAGAGACATATGGCATTTCATTGGTTCGATTTGAGATTGGTACTTTGACATTGCCATCTGACATTCAAGAGAAGATTGACCAGAAGACTGAGGCCATTAACGCTGTGGAATTGGCAAAATTGGAACGTCAGCGCCAGGACGAAGTGAATCAGCAGGTGGTGGATGCGCAGTCTGCTGAGTCTGAGAAGGACTTGATTGCTCGTCAAACCGAGGCCGATGCAGCCGCTTACGAAAAGACTGCCGCTTCTGAAGCCGCTCTTACCGTTGCAGAGAACAATGTTAAGATTGCTGAACAAGAGGTTAAGGTCGCTGAGTTGGAGAAGGAAGCCGAATTGGAAAAGCAAAAGGCTTATACCGAAGAGTACTTCCGCAATAAGGAGTTAGAAGTCCAGCAAGCTGCCGCAGAAGCTATCAATAGTTCGCTATCCACTATCGTTACTGATGGCGATGGAGGTGGCTATGGCGCTTTGGTTGGCTTGCAGAAGGTATTGGATGCACTTGATACGGAGTAATCGTCAACTATGAAAAAGGTGAATCCTATCCCGCAAAAGCGGCTCAGCCCTACTGCCAAAGCACATCAATTTGCGCAGAGATTAGCGCTGTTGGCCGATGATGACAAGGCGACCTATTTCCACGAGGGGGAGCTGGTACGGTTAAAGGCCGAGAAAATTCAAGGTCTCACTGACTATGCAAGAATGCTACCGACTTACCGGGAGTTTGTAGAGTCGAATACTGACCGTGTATTTACTGTTAAGCGCTGTTTGCATCAAAGTGAGAACAAATTAACAGTTGTAGAATTTGAAGAGGATTCGAAATGGTTGTTCTGGGCTGGTGACCTAGAACGAGTTGAGCCGAAAAAGAAGTCTTAAATTGTATTTAAAGGCATGAATCCCGGCACTATAAAGCCTGACTGCCTGAATGTTAGTAGTATGCTGTTCAGTCAGTCAGGCTTTTTGCGCGAAAATACCAGTCTTTATGACTGTTTATATACAATTTTCCCTTGGAAAACCAGCGCCATGAAAGACTGGTACAGCCATTACTACATATTAAAGGAGATTTATGTTATGGAACTGAATGACAAGTTGCGTGATTTTACCAACGACATCAAGATGCAAGGTCCCTTAACGGAACTGGATGTGAAGCGTGGTAAAAACGAAAAAACCGGAAACGAGTGGCTTCGTATTTCTGGCGCTATTCAATTTGGTGAGCATGCTGTAATGTCCAAGCGGTTTGACACTGGCATTATTGCTCGTCATAAGAAGAATGAAGACGGCAGTCTGATGGAAGAAGACAAGCCCATGTTCAAGAAGATGAATGAGTTTGCCATGAATGTGAAGCCTCTGTTTGACGGCCCCAAGGAGAACACTCCTATCGTCTATTTGCGTGGCGCTTTTGCTACCAACAATTATGTGAACTCCCAAGAGAAGTTAATTGAGAGCATTGTGGTTCGTCCCACGCAACTGAGCCTGAACCCCCGCAACTATGAAGGCCCCATGGCTGAGCCATCTGTTGAGGGCATGATTTATAGCGTGGCACCTGAGACTGCTGGCGAGGAAAAGACTGAAACGGGTCGCTTGCGTGTGACTTTGCTGACAGTCGATTTCTTTAAGAACCTGATTCCGGTGAAGAATATTATCGTCACGGAGGAGAACCGGGATTATTTTGAGGATTACTATCAGAAGGGTTGCACCGCTAAGCTGTATCTGGAATGGCAACCTCATATTGGCGAAACCACAGCGCCCAAGGCTGGCGGTTTTGGCAAGAAGCGTGTGACCACTGGCAATAGCTATTTGGAGCTGGTTTGCACTGGCGCAGAAGCTGCTATCGACGAGGATGACGATAAGGCATTCCCTCCCGCAAGTGCCAAGGTGTTGATGCAGGCTTACAAGCAGAGTCTGGAGGAGTTAAAGGCCGCTGGTTATCGTGGTTCTCAGTCGTCTACTTCTGCGACGACTTCTTCTCCTGCATTTGGCTCCCGTCCTAAGTCCATGTCGGAGCAGAGGGCTACGATTATGGCCGATATGGATGTGGATGACGATATGCCTTTCTAAGTTTTACATATTATTTAGGAGTTACATACAATGGAAATTGATATTTTTAATATTCAACCCCACGTTGTGTCCCGCGACTTGAGCGGCAAGTCTTTCTTGTTTTATGGCGCGAAAAAGTCTGGTAAGACTTCTACTGCCTGTAAGTTTCCTAAGCCTTTGCTGATTGCGGCAGAGAAGGGCTACGACATGATTTCCGGTATCCGTGCCCAGACTGTTAATAAGTGGGCTGAACTGCTGAAAATCAAGAAGCAGTTGCTGAAGGACGCCGATGCAGTTGCCCGTGGCGAGAAGGAGAGCACCTTCTATCAGACTATTATTCTGGACACTGGCGATTTGGCCTACGACTTCTGCGAGAAGTATATTCTGGACAATGAGGGCGTCCAGTATATGAGCGAGACGGAGAATATGCGTGGCTATAAAGCCGCTCAGCGCGAGTTTGATTCTTACTTGCAGGAGATTGTCAAGGCTGGCTACACTCTGATTGTGATTTCTCACAGTACGACTGCTCAAATCAAGGAGAAGAACGGTGAGAAGTACGAGCGCATTCAGCCCACTCTGGATAAGCGTGCATCTCTGGTCGTGAGCCGTTTGGTGGATGTGATTGGCTACATCACGCCTGAGACAGATGATGAGGGCGTCACTCGGACGATGATGTACATGAGAGAAACGAAGTTCTTGGAAGCTGGTTCTCGTAATCCCTATACCAGTGAGAAAATCGTTCTCTCTTATGAGAATCTGCGCGATGACATTGCCCGTGCCATTGATACAATGGAGGCCAATGGTGCTGCCGTGACGAATGAAAGAGAGAATCTGTTCACTGAGCAGAGTGAAACGGCTGACTTTGACAGTACCTTAAAGGCTGTCGCTAAGGCTGCTAAGGCTGTTAAGGCTGCGGGTCTGGAAGATGACTATACCGCCATCGTTGAGAAGTACTTGGGTAAGGGACGGTTGGCTCGTGATTGCACGAAGGACCAAGTGGACCATCTGACTTTGATTCTGGACGATGTGCGCGAATTGGCAATGCTGAATGGTATCGCCATTTAAGTGACACATGGCGGGGACTTCGGTCCCCGCTTGTTAGGCAGGAGGTGACAGCATGCCTAGCAAGGACGAATCGAATGAGCAAGACGTAACACCACCGGCCAAGCCCAAACGCAAGTACACGAAGAAAACGCCTGTATGTGCGTATTGTGGCAAAGAGTTCAATGAGGACAATCCACCGTGTACACTTCCTGAGGATAAAACCAAGAAGCCTCCGCAGTATTGCAAAGGTTGTTTACGCCAGGGGAAAATTATTTTTCAAGAAAAAGAAGCCGGTATTCAGTTACGGGATTATATTTTTCAGGCTTATGGTGAAGCGTATTGGGGACAGCGCGGTTTCGCTGCGATTACTCAGCAAATCGAAAGCATGAAAAATAAGTTCTCATTTACATATTGGGGAATGCTCATCGCCATACGGTATTATCATGAGGACTTAGGGCATGACTGGCCAGAAACTCCAAGCGTAGGGATTATCCCCTATGTTTACGAAGAGGCGAGTCGTGAATATAGGAATAAGAGGGGCGTAGAGAAGCACTACAGTGAGATTGATATCCCGGCGATTTTGTCTCAGGAACGTCACATTGTCATACCACCCAGACCGCCAGCTTCTTATGAGTTTCTGCATAAGAAACTGCCGCAAATTGATTTGGACGATTTGGGAGGTGTTGAATGAAACAAACAAAATCGACAGAGTATGTCAATAAACGTGCAATCCAAGAGGTATTGGGCGCTTTTATGAAGGACCCAAAACTAATGCGCGACTATCGTGTAGACAAAGATGATTTTCCAGAGAAGTTCCATCGGGCTATCCTGTCAGCTATCACTGGCTTATATCAGGATGGAAATGGTGCAGTCTCTATCAATGCAAAAGCAATCGAAGATTATCTTAGTAGACACGCTACTGTGTACCAGCTGTTTTTGAAAAAAGATGGCCCTACATATGTAACTCGTGCTATTGAGCATTGCGACGAAAAAAACATCTCTTATTACTATAATGAGTTAAAAAAGATGGCGCTGTTACGAGCGTATCATGAAGCAGGTATTGATGTATCGGAGTTTTTTGACCCAGAAGAGGTAGACCCCGATATTACAGAAAAGCATCAGGTATTACTGGACACTTCCAGCGTACAGGATATTGCAAATCACTATCGTAAGAAAGTATTGCAAGCCTCTGAGCGATTCACTGTTGATGCAGAACGGTCCTCTAAAAAGGCTGGCTCTGGCGGCCATGACCAAGTTGAACGATGGAAGCAAGATACTGCGTGGGGTATTGGATATGCCAGTTCATATCTGACTACAATTCTCCATGGGTTGCGGCAACGTCGATTCACCATCATGAGCGCCGGTTCTGGCGTTGGTAAGACTCGTATGTCGATTGCAAATATCTGCAATGCTGGATGCCCATATCTGTATGATAAAACCAAGAAGGAA